CCATGTCTGGCTTCTCAGTGTATGATACAGAGTTATTAGCCAAGGCACGATGCCCAGCTGTTTCCCACCACTGTCCTGACTTAGCGTGACGCATACGGTCATCACTCAGGTTAGACAGAGAGATCATAGCTGAACGTCTCACACCACCTACGACAACGATCTGACCAATGAAACACATAAGGTCATGACATTCCATAGAGCTAAGCTTACGCCCCTGTGCAGCCTTGAATGTAGCTACAGCAAAGTTAAATAGTTCTACGAGTGGCGCTGGGCCTGACGCTCTACCGCCAAACGTCTTAAGCCTTGCACCTGCAGGGCGTACCTGTGATACGTCCCACTTAGGGATCTCACCAGCCCAGAGGAGTGCAAGAACTTGACGGAACCCCTTAGCCCAGCCTTCCTTACTGTCCTTAACGACAACGATAGACTCACTCTCGAAGAGCTCAGGTACTTCTGGGAGCTTGCTGATAAACTGGCGCTCGACGGAGAACCCGACACCAGTACCGCAGAGGAGAATGTACATAGCCTCATCGAAGGACTTAGGGTCATCTACGGGTAGGTAGCTACAGTTGTAGCCTGCTGTGTTGTCACGATCAAGCGCTGGGCCAGCTGTCATCATAGCTCTCATAGAGGGCATGATCTCTTGGCCTACGATAGCCTGTTCAATATCCTTGATGTAGCTGTTGTCTACGCCACCCAATGCCTTACGTACTACGTTATCCATGTAACGTCCTACTGTTTCACTCCATGACTCACGGCCCTTGCCATCAAAGTACTTGGCGTAACGTGACTTGTGAATGAATGCTTGGTAGTCTGTTGGTAATTGATTGCTCATCTATTGTCTCCTGATCCTTTAATAACACCACGCTTAGCACGGTTATTTAGTTTGTCCATGTTAGTCTGCAGTACCTCTGTGAGGTCACTGTTAAAGTAATTAGCCAAGGCAGTAGCGTAGAATACAACGTCACCTAGCTCCTTGATAATATCATCTGATGAGACCTTAGTGTTGTCACGCATTAGCTTCTTGATCTTCTCAGCTACCTCACCAGCCTCACCTACAAGGCCCAGTGTGTTCTCCACTAAGCGTGTCTCACCATCTGTTATGATCTTACCCTCTACCCAGTATGAATAGTGTTGTGGGCTTACATCCATCATATCTGCAAAGGCATCTATGTCTTCCTGTGTAATCATTGTCTCTCTCTCACGTTTAAGTTCTCTATCTCTACATCATCTATGTCGTAGATAATATCTGTAACCAAGTCATGTATGTCCTGCTCATGGTTGTCCTCGTATGAGGATAGAATGTTGTTGTTATCATGTACCTTAGCAACAAACGTCACGCTAAACTTCTTCATGCACTGCCCTCTGTCTTAGTCCAGCGGCCTAGCGTGTAAACGTTACCCTCTACATTGACTTCCTCTAACTCTTCTAGCTCTACCTCTGCTTCATGAAACTCATCAGGGAACATTTCCTGCATTATGCCAGCCCTTATATCAGAGAAGTCTTCCCAAGCATCAGGGTACATCTCTAAGAACTTCTGTGCTGCTGACATAGTTAGTGCTTCATCAAGAGCAGCCCTCATGCCATCCTCAGAGCCAGCAGAACCAAACACCATACCTGTCTTGATGTTACCGTTCCATTCGCCTTCCTCAATAACAGGTGACAACACAATAGCTACATCACCAGGTTTAATCTCGTAAGCCACTACTCTCTCCTCTTAACTTTGACACGTTGCTCTTTCATTCGCTTGCCCTTCTCTTCGAGCCAAGCCTCAGGTATCACACGATGCGCCCACTTGAAGCCTTTCTGATCACACCAATCGCAGTACCTACTCTTGGCTCCCTTGTAAAGCCTTGAATTAGCATTACTAAATACAAAACGAATATCTAGTGTAGGATGCTGACGCTGTATCTCTATATGTTTACGTCTATCTGCAGCAGAAAACAACCCCTTCATCTCAATTATTATACCGTTGTCTAACTCAAAGTCTGGTGTGTAAGTGCGATACTTTAGATCCTCCCACTCTATCTTTAGCTTTTCATAGGCTACGATCTTCTGCCTATCCTTGAGGTACGCAGCAGCCTCAACTTCAAGACCACTGCGATACAAGCGTGAGTTGTGTTTCCTAACCATCAAGATACTCAGGTGCTACATAAGTATAGTCAACCTCTTGTGGGTTCTTAGACTTACTAGGGATGCTAGGGCGTGGCTGCAGGTTAGTGTGGCACTTGTGCTTGAAGCTACAGAACTTACACCCTGATGGCAGTACCCAGTTGCCTGTCTTCTTACGGTAGAATGTTTCCTCTACTGGCTCAAAGCAACGCTCAAAGGGTTCATCATTATCTATGTAGTCTACGAGAGCTTGGATGTCAGCGAGTACTGCTTCCTTGTCCACTCCCTCAGAGGCGTCTACATACTTGAACTGTCCGTTTGCTTTGTTGACTACCCACCAGCCACCTACCTCTTTCCCAGCGCCCTCTGCGTAGCCCACAAGCTGTGCCACGTAGCCAAAGCTGTCACCCTGTGCAAGAGTATCGAAGGATGCAAACTTGTTATCGTATGACCAAGGGGAGGCAGACTTAACATCGTCAATGCGCCCATCCATCTCCATGTCATACTCACCCTTGATCTCCTGACCGTGAGGTAACTTGAGTGTGACCTTATCGTTGTCCTTAAACTCTACACCAGCAGAGCGTAGTACTCCCTTGAACACAGCCTCAACAATATCGCCAAGGATCATGTTCATCAGGAACGCTGGAGGAAAGGGTGTCTTATCTGCAGGATCATTCTTCTCAAACCACAGCTGGCACTTAGGCTTGCCAATGTTAGACATGCGTAAGCGAAACTTATCACGAGGGCCACTATCAAACTGCTTATACAATGCAGCCTCAACATCGGAGGCGACTTGTTTAGCCACCTCCTCTGTCATAGTACTCTCGCCAGCCATAGCCTTCTGTAAGAAGTTGAAGACTTTTAACTCAGCGGGATGATTCATTATTCCACCTCAATGAAGTCGTTGTTAAGGATGTCCTTGACCACAGCCTCATCAGCTGCTGACATGCTCTTATCATTACGCTCATTGTGTAGATCAAGCACCTTACCATTCATGTACTCAACAAGTTCAATGAAGTCCTTGAGTGTCTCATTGTCACTGTCTGACAGATCAACGCTGCTACCTAGCTTGGCTTCAATCTTACCAAACTTAGCACCAGTAGGAATGCTATCCTCTACACCAGACATTTTAATGGTAGACATGATAGGTAGTAGGTTCTTACGGTTCAAACCGTTCAGCACAGCATCAATACTCTTGAGTGATTCACGGTTCTTAACATCCATGACCACAGGTATATCAGTGTAGTTGCCTGTCACTGGTTCACCCTTGTCATTGATAGGGTTGTCTAGTGTTACCGTACCAAAGAATACCTTAACACGCTTGACTGAACGCATGATCTGTTTGGTAGCCTCAGGTAGTGACTGGAAGTCTTCGATGTATCCAGTAGGACGCCCAAGGTTAAAGCCACCAATGCTATCCTTCATGTCACCGTTAAGTGAGTTAGACAGGACAGACTTCTCCATCTCTTCTGTCTCACTGTTCCAACGCTGCCACTGCTGGCGCTGGGCAAAGACACGAAAGGTAATGCCATTGCTGTACACCTTATCCTCGCCCTGTGTCAGGGTGAATGCACCTATGGGAACAACCTCTGTCTTGATTGTCTTGCCGTTGAACTCAACCTCACCCATGATAGGCTGGTGGATCATACCGACACGTGCAATAGATGGTGTAGCCTGCTGTGTTGGTGTGGAAGACACACCCATAAGCTCAGCCATAGACTGCCCACGATCTGTTGCGATTTGTAGTTCATTGCTCATTTCTATATCCTTTTAATAGAGTCAAAGAGTACCTAGTTATACCTCAAACATCCACTGTGTCAAGCCAGTTCGGGCCGATTTTAGCTTCTAATAGTAGAGGCACATTCATTCTTATTCCATACACTGACTCGACTAGATCAGTCAAGCCCTCATTCATATCATTTACCATACCTAGCACCTGATCTACTTCGTCAGGGTGTATGTCAATCACTGTTGAGTCATGCACGGTATTCACCAGACAGGATTGCATAGGTTCAAGACGCTTGTACATCTCATTGAGTACGACAGGTACTACATCACCTGTTGCAAACCCCTGCACTGGATAGTTCTTGATCATAGTGAAGTGTGTTACACTCCCGTTTGACCTACGAGATATGTCAGGGAAAGCGTACTGCCTGCCTGACACATTGGTAATCTTATTGAAGCGCATTGCCTCCTCTCCTAAGTTCTTATGCCATGCTGCAATCCCCTTATACTTATCAATGAACTGAATGTAGTACGCCTCCTCTGCCTTACTTCTGCCATAACCTGTAGCCCCAAAGAGGGGTGCGAAGGTGTGCTCCTTTGCCTGTTGCCGTGTCGTAGGTTGACCCGCATCAGTGATAACCTTGGCTGTGTAGCTATGAACATCGAACCCTGTGTTGATCTCCTCCATAGCAATCTCATCCTGGGCTAGATATGCAGCAGTCCTAAACTCAAGCTGTGCAAAGTCAGCCTCACATATCTGTCCACCCTTCCAGCGTGATACAAACACACGCTTAACAGGGAATGTACCCCCACGTGGCATGTTCTGCATGTTAGGTTCCTTGCCACTGAAACGTCCTGTAGCTGTGACGCTCTGGGTAAGTGTCGCATGTAGGAAGCCGTCATCCTTTGAGTAAATACCTATGCCATCCACAAACGTAGACAGGTAGCTACTTATAGCTGAGAAGCGCAGATAGTCTTGCAGGAATGCGACAGCCTCATGCTTGTTGTGTGTCTTTGCTGTACTGATTAACAGCTGCAGTTTATCCTTACTGGTGCTGAACCCATTGGCACTGACCCACTTCTTGTTAGGTGCAGAGAAACGCAAGCCAGCAATCTGATCTGTCTGTGTTAGTTGAAAGCCACGAGCATCACAGTCCTTGCACTTATTAGGCTTAGCAAACCTAGTGCCATCCTTCTTGGTCTTGTATGTCTTGCCTTCACCCTCACACGTAGGGCAGGTGAATGCCTTGGTGCGATAGATAGGATGACTGTTAGACTTTACCGCTGAGCGGAATTCCGCCGAGTCATTAGTGAAGTCAAATAGGTCAGCCCATTCCTTCTTGTTATTCATACGAACACTAAACACAACCTGTGACATCTGCTCTGGTGAGCCTATGTTGATAGGGGTGTCACCCATTAGCTCACGCACCTTGCTTTGCAGTCGTGTCTCTAGCTCAGAGCGTTCATCCTCAAACTGTTCACGCACCCGTTCTAGTTCTTCAAGATCCACCCTGATTCCTGACATGTACATTCTGGTGAGGGTCTTACAGGTATCGAAGGTAACTTCTCTGACGGTGTGTAGGGACTTGCTCTCTGGGGTTGCGTAGTCTGCTTCGATACTGTGGAACAGCTCACTAGTTGTGAGCAGGTCAGCCCTAAGATAAAGGCTAAGCTTACTGAGATCAGTCTCATTGGTGTTGATACCTTTCTTGATGCACGTAGAGAGGTAGTCCTCCTTCTGCTCAGCTAGGTTACGCCGTATAGCACATGCTTCTAAAGATAACGCAGCCTTCTGTCCACGTTGCAGTAGATACTCAGCAAGCATCGTGTCATAGATAGGGCCATCGTAGGTGAAGCCGCTCTCCCACAACCACATCAAGTCATGCCTAGCATTGTGCATGATGAGCAGTGTTGTCATATCAAGTACACTCTGTACCAAGGCACGTCCTGCTCCTGACGTATCCTTGGCTTCATTGTGATCTAAGTTTACAATATGTAACTCTTCGTGATTGTCAGCATTTACCATGCCAACCTGAGTCAGTGTGTTTGTCGGCTCAAAGGGATCGTTAAAGATCTTACCATCCCTCCAAGTCACACTGTTCTCAACGTCTAATACTAGTCTCATGTCTATCTCCTAAGCCGTGTAGATAGAACGTGATCCATCTAGCACACAAGTAATCTTACCCTGATACCCGTTTAGTTTGTTCTTGGCAAGGTTAAGATAGCGTACTGGATCTTCATCCTGTCCCTCTACCTGCATAGTCTTGCCAATGAGCAGCATTAGGTCAGCCTCAGCAGCCTTGCCTGTCTTACTGCCTTCCATCATAGACTGATTAAGATCTGCCTTACCCTCTGCCTCAGCACTCAACTGTGACATCCATATCACACAACAGTCATACTGCTTGGCAATGTTACGAGCATGGATAGCTGCAGCCTTGAGCGTGATGTCACTGCGCTCACTCTTTATGTCAGAGAACTTGTCACCCATGTCCAACACAACAACGTCAGGCTTCTCCTGTTTAACTACAGACTCAACCCATGCCATGCCCTTACCTGTGCTCTCCTTGAACATAACGTTCTTACGCACAGGCTCATAGCGCATACGTGCTAGGGCTTGGTTCTCTCGTACCTCTTTCATGGTCATGTTAGCAGAGGCGCTGACGTAGCGTGATGCCACCCGTGTGTAAGCCTCCTCATTGCACAACACAATACAACGTGCGCCCTGATGAGCAAAGCCACCATCCGCTGCGATAAGTGAGGCATGGAAGGATGTCTTGCCTGTGTTGGGACGTGCGCCTACCACAACAAGATGTCCACCACTGACACCCTCAACCTTACGAGCTAGGCTAGGTATGTTGAATGACCAGCGAGACTCAAGAGCAGTAGCATCTAGGATCGTATCAAGGTCATCATCCTCCCAGTCTACACGCAGGTTAGGAGTGAAGTCATTCTTGTATTCCTCAAGCAGTTGACGTAGAGGCTCAAGGCTATTCTCTGTACCGTTCACATAGTCAAAGCCAAGGTTAGCAACCACATCACCAACGTGCTGCTGGAATAGGTGTGACAGGGTGTCCTGCGCTATCTCTTCCTTGATAGGTTCAGCAATCTCAATGCGGCGAAAGAGTGCATCATATGCTGTACGTGTTGCGGTAGTCATGCTCTGGTTCATGCGATTAAACACAGCCTGTAAGTCCTGCACATTCATGTTACCATCATAGGTTTCCATTGCACTATCTAGTGCCTGCTTGATCTTGCGCACATCCTTACTAAAGATCTTATCGGGGCAGCGGATGCCCTTGTGTTGTTCATAAAAGTCACGGTCAAGTAAAGTTTTAATTAGGGCCAGTTCCATCATTGTCTTTCTCTCCTACAAAGATACGGTATATTACTTCCAAGGCAATCAAAGGCCACAGGAAAGTAAACTTGATAGGGCCAGAGTTGTCCATCTCCTCATCCTCTGGCTCTACCATGTGGTATAGTAAGGGCAGTGCTAACACATACATTGCGAAAGCACCACCCAGGAAATACATTCCTTCATCACTCATGTTTCACCTCCAAGTAGTATGACCCCTCACTGCTCTTGTATGCAGCCATAAGGTCTAGCCACTGTTGAGCGCTCATGATTAACATCTGGTAGGAATCCATCTCTGGTTCAAACTGTCTCATGTAGACATCACCATCGTCACCAAAGATAACCTCTACATCCTCATGTAAGTTATTCTGATCTAGCGTTGTGATAACAGCTGCATCAGATTCAAACTCAACTGTGAACATCTGACCCCTCCGCTACAAGTATGTTGACGTGTGCTACATTACCCTCAACACGAGTAATAACGAAGTCTAAGCCTGCCTTGCGTAGCATTAAACGTAACTGCCCTACAGGTATCATGTTGTATCCTTTCCATCCATATGTATCAGACGATCTAAGTACCACTGTGACTTGAGTAGATCCTCTTGCTTATTCTTGTAACGCCAGCGGTGCAGATACTTAGCTATGTTACCCCGTAGGTAACCAATGTATTCCTCCTTGGTGAGGAAGTCTTCAATGTAATCAATACATTCTATCTTACCCTTACCGTAGTGTGGCGGGTTGTTCACGTTATCTGTCGTAACAGGTGGTTCTATTCTATTATGCTCAGCCAATACTGTCTCCTTGAATGCTTCTTCTTCTGCTATTAGTTTCTTCCACTGACTGTTTATCATTACTCTTCCTCCAGACAAAAGCCACACCATGTGTCTCTACTAGCATTACCACAACTGACACACTTGCGCCACTTATTCTTTTCATCACGATCTTTAGATGCCTTACGTTCCTCTGGTGTCATAGGTCTGATGTCACTAAAGTCTGCCTCTAAGGGCCACTCATTGTCTGTCACGTAGTATCTCCTCATACTTGAAGAACAACTGCTCAAACTTCCATTGGTATAGCTGTTGCATACCCATCAAGGTGTTCATCATTTCATCGTGCGTAGGCTCACGTTCACCATCACCTATCTGTCTGAAAACTACTTGTAGGTCATCGCATACATGCCAGCAGTCCATTATCATTGGCTCTAAGTCATACAGTTTAGCCATCATCATCCTCCGTCAGTGCATCCCATGACACAGGGAATAGTTCAATCATCTTGTGGTCAATCTGTCGTGCTACCTCTCGTGTCTCTGCCTGTGTGTCATCCTTGCAGCGCAGGTTACACATGTCAGCGAAGGCATCCAGTGAACCTGACCAATACCACTCAGTCATAGTAGACTGTGGCAGTACCATACGGGCCTGCTCTGGGGCTACACCATGCTCAAGGAGATCGTTGTAGGCTTTGAGACATGCCCAGTTAGTATCACCCCAGTCACCTACATCAACGACACCCTCAGAGCCTTGCTTCTTGTCAGCGCTACGTCCACGCCACACATCAGGCTGATAGAACTCAGGCTCATCATCAACGTAGCGCCTAGAAATCTCGTTCCATCTCAAGAACTTATGCTTGACTAGCTGCCGTGCCACAAAGATGGGAGCCTTGACGTGGAAGCTGGCGAAGCAATGCCCGAATGGACTGATGTGCTTGTGCTTGGCGAGGTAACGAATGAGCTTATCATCCTTAGCCTTGAGCTTAGGTGGCCCCCACGGATCGTCTTCCATCTCACTTGTCTTACCAAAGCTGACCCGTGCTGCGTTAGCTACAGTCAAGTCATTACCCATGTGGGCAATGTATGTTGCTTTAATCATGTACAAACTTCCTCTAGTTGTTGCGTGTCCTCTTCGACACGGTATTTAATGTCATCTATTAGCTTCATAGCAACTGTTTCTATTCCTGTCCAGAGCCTTATGTCTCTGCTGAACTGTAAAGTTTTATCCATGGCGTCAGGGTCAAGTGCAACCACAGCCTTGCGGTATGTGCCTACCTTATCCATGTGTTTCTTGGACAGTGAAGTGCCAAGGATAGCCAAGGCTGTGACGTTAGGCACTAGCTGGGTGGCAACGATGGCAGATACGACATCCTCTACAAGTAAAACGACATCACCCTTACCTGCTGTGAAGTAATCAGCTGCGCCAGTGTAACGATACCACTTGGGTTGTGCTCTCTTACCCACTGCCCTACCTACTGCATCAATGAGCCTTCCTCTGTAGTGTATCGGAAAGACAGTGCGCTCCTGTTTAACGTCATACATCAAGCCAGGATAGTCACGAATACCCCAGCGCAGAACAAAGGCTGTGTGCTTCTTATGCTCAAAGGTAGGGGACACTAGGTAAGCAGGGATCTCCATGGTCTCAGCTTCCTCTATGGCCTTCTCAGGGGGTGGTCTCATACGCATGATGATCTCTGCCGCTGTCATGTCTGTCTCATAGATGCCACCAACCCGACAGCCTAGCTTGTAGCAGTTGTACTTCATCGTGCCACCATCATTCATGGCTGTGAATGTGCCTCTACCCTTACACTGAGGGCAGTTGCTGCGATAGGTGTCACCATCCTGTAGGTTGAGCGCCTCAACGTAACTACGAATGTTCATCGTCATCCTCAAAACCTCCAAGGTAACCACACTCTTTATTATCAAAGAAATGCCAACACACCCTATGGCTTATGTCAAACCACTCACCACGTATCCTCTTTGTGACAAGCTTTTCATGTATTTCCTTTTCTATACCTCTTGCATCTGCCACAGACCAAGGCCCAAAGAAAGCATGTAGCTTGAGAAGCTTACTATTAGCACTCTGTAATGCCTCTCTCCTCTTAAAGGGATCTTTACTTATTCCTATCTTTGTAGTGTCCTCTTCTCCATCAGGCGATATGAAATAAACATAACATCCTTCTGGGTGTCGGTGATAGAGATCAAAACTACTCATTAAGTCCATCGTCATCATTCCCTCTAGCTGCTAGTGCCTTCGATGCACCGCTGAATGTGTTGACCATGTAGGGTTTGATGGACGTTATGTTCTTGTGTCCTGTCACCTGCATGATCCCTGCTAAGTCTACCCCACCCTCCATCATCTCTGTCACTGCCGTGCGCCGTAAGTCCATGGCTGTCAGGGTGGTAGGTAGGTTAGCTTCTTTCAGTACGTCATTGATAAGATAGCTTATTTCTAGTTTATCGTAGGGTGTGTATGCCCCTGCTCGTGGCTTAACACGGGGTGCTACATACTCCTGAAACTTAAAGTCTTCCTTCTGCTGGCGCAGCATATCACACAACCCTGATGAGATGGGGAGGTGTATCTCTGCGTTGCGTTTGCTCTGAGTTAAGTCCAAGCGGCACTGAGTTAAGTCTAACTTATCCCAAGTGAGAACACGCATGTCACCAACACGCTGCCCCCAATCATATGCCATGTGGACGATCAGACCAATGCTGCGCCAACGGAAGTCGCCATAAGCTGTAGCAAGGAATGTCTGCACTTGATCTCGGCTCCATAGTACACGCCGTGGTTGACCAGACCTGGTTTGTACTAGAGCTACTGGATCGTGCGTCATTACGTCATGCCTCATTGCATGTTTCCACGCAATAGATAACACTGACTTGCGGTAGTTCGCTGTGCGAACACCAGAGGATAACCAGTCCTCGTAAGCCTGAGTGAGGTGACGAACCTTGATATACTTATGGCGATAAGCCCCAAGTGCCTTGCCCTCAACTACAGTGCTGCATACCGCAGCCAAGTGGATGTCATAGTCTTTCTGTGTAGAGCCTGATAGCCGACAAAATGCAGCAGACTTACTATAGAAATCAATGACTTCCTGTAGTGTGGAAGAAGCCTTGGGGATCTTCATGTTACTTTCCTTTCACGTGTTTATACCAGAGATAAAGTAAGCCACCAAAATAAGCAAGTGCTACAGCTAGTGGCAGTGAGTGCATTAGAAGTTGGGATACCATGCGTCTCCTCTCTCTATGTGTTCCTTAACATCTTGGGCTACAAGCTCCAGTGCCTTAGCCGTTCCACCGTTCCAGTACGCATCATCAATCTGTCTCAACAGTTTGTGATAGTAGTCAGAGGCAGGCATCAGGTTAGTTGTGTTGAAGGGATACACTGTCATGGTTTCTGCACCCTGTCATTACTGAATGATAGCTCATTACCTGCTAACGTCTTGAAGATAACACGGCGTACACCCGTGCGTTTGAACAGTTTGATACGAGCCTGGTTAGCGTCATGAGGGGTGAAGACTGTGGTGACATACTCACCATCAGGCTGGCCTAAACTTACATAGACTTTTACGGCACGACTGGGGATCATTTGTCTCTCTCTTTCATGTATTGCAATGCGATGTTCTTATCAGAGGATATGATGATAACTCTACCATCACCATCATACCCTATGTATTTACCCTTATGCTCCACTAGTTTCATCAATAAGCACATAGCGTGTGTACTGCTGACCTGTCACAGGATGCTTACCCTTCACACCATCAATGCGGTAGCCTGACTTGCGTAGCTCAGAGATACGCTTAGTGAATGACTGGATGCTGTAGTCCAGCATAGCCTCACGCTGGGTCAGACCCTTGGTTGCACGAAGGTGTGTGATGATCTTAGAGTTTTGTGTGTTAGTCATGTCTCTCTCCTTTGTTAGACATTTATAGGTTAGCCATTGTGTTAAGCTGCGTCAATGTTACCATTATGTCACGTCACATTTCTGCAACACCTAGGACGCCAGTGTTTTCCCACTCAGCAAACAGCCCCTGCTTTTCTAGGATGGCATTGATCTTGTGGTTGACACCAAAGTCATCCAAGACAGTGCCGCCAAACTCACAGTAGTAGTCAGCCCACACCTCTGGATAGTTGTCCTCACCTGAGATACGAAAGCCATCATCATCATCCTCATAGACTGTGACGCCTAGCTTCTTGAGTTGATCGTATGCGGTACGATAATTCTTCTTCATTGTGTTACCTCTATCTCTGTTTTGATACCTTCCATGCGGCTGTAATTAGCAGCCAGCCTGTCTGCCTCGCTCATGTCTGTCACTGTGTGATAGCACAAGGGTTTGTGCGTGATCTTGCTGGTGAGTATGATGCGGATCATGAGCCTAGCTCCTCTCTTACTTTGGCTAATACCTTGGCACGATCAAGATAATACTGCATCAGGTCAACGTCATCGTATTCAACCTCGCCCCATGATGTCTGCTCCATGTCACTCTCAAGTAGATCCTTGAGCATTAACAGTTCACTTGTGTATAGTTCTAGCTTAGTCATTGTTTTCTCTCCTGTTCTTACCGTTACTAGTATAGGGTATCATTGGTGGGTGTCGATACCGTTCATGATGTGCTTGATTACTTCTACTGTCCATCCATTGCCCAGCATACGATACCGCTGCGTGTTGCTAACGTGTGCAGTGTATCCCTCTGGCACAGTCTGTAGGCGTTCACACTCTAAGGGTGTCAGCTTGCGCCATGTCATGCCCTCGTCATAAGTCAGGTGATTGTTGTGTTGCCATGAGCTTGTGCTGAGTGTTGGTGTCTTTCCATTCTGAGCCTTCAGACCTCCTTTGTTCCAGCCCCTACCCTTTTGCAGTATCTTAGGTTCTGAATTACCACCCGCAGACGCAAGTAGGGTTGGAGCTTTACCGTCTGGGTGGTACACCCTTTTGATCTGACTGTTTTTGTAGTGATCATATTCGGCAGCATCACCCACATGAGCAAGGCCATCGCCACTGAAGACCAGTTGTCGCCTGTGCTTCTCAAAGTATGACTTGAGGTTGCCGCCCTTGAAATAGTTGGCGTCAATACAGTGTGACT